CGGGCTGGTGATGATCATTCGGTTGGTATCGTCGCTGATACCATTGCCGATTTTATATTGTGGGTATGGGAGCCAAATGTAGGTTCATACATGACAGCAATTGGGCGCAATCAAGGGCGTTGGGTTAAAGGTGGCGCCGTCGCTACTGAATACAAGAAAACCCCCGATACCACTTATGGGAAATTCGGTTTCTGGGTTCCAAAATCGCAACACTTTTATATCCAAGCCTCCGTTGTCGTAGCAAACGCATGGATAGGCGCACAAGCACCGGACGTGGCATATGGCTATTAAAAAAATTCTTGCGTTATTCGCGCTATTTATCCTCTCAACCCCTGCCTTTGCGCAAGGGTTCGGCTCTCCGAATGGTGTGGGCTTCCCATCAACCTCCAGTGGTAGCGGCTCGTCTCCGCTTACAACAAAGGGTGATGTCTTTACTTTCAGCACTGTTAATACTCGTTTACCCGTTGGAACTAATGGGCAGTTATTATCAGCGGATAGCTCGCAAGCGACAGGCTTGAAATGGATTACCGCGTCTGGAACCGGCACTGTTACTAGTGTCAGCGGATTGGCACCACTTTTCACGACAGCCAACTCTACGACAACGCCAACATTCTCTCTAAGTAATGCAGCGGCTCATGCGTTTTTCGGTAATAACACCGGTTCGTCGGCGGCTCCAAGTTATGTGCAACCAGCGTTTACCGATTTGAGTGGACAAGCCACTTTTGCTCAGTTCCCAACTTTGTCGTCAGGCAATATTATTGTCGGGAACGGCTCTAACGTGGCGGCATCTGTTGCTATGTCTGGTGATGCCACTATTTCCAATGGTGGCGCAGTAACGATTGCAAACAACGCAGTTACAAACGCCAAAGCCGCACAGATGGCGGCGCATACGTACAAAGGCAACAACACAGGTTCTACCGCGAACGCGGCGGATATAACAAACACGCAGTTAACGGCAGATCTCGATACTTTTACAAGCTCTCTCAAGGGTCTTGCTCCTGCATCGGGCGGCGGTACGACTAACTTTCTGCGTGCAGATGGGTCTTGGGCGGCTCCGGCGGGCGGCGGATCGGGTGTTCCAAGCACTAAAGGTATCCTTGGAGTAACAGTAAACGATACTCGCAACACGTCCCAAACAACCGCAAGCAGTATCGGGGTTTCTCCTGCTGTAGGAATTGGGGACGGTTTAAACGTTCCAAAATTGCGCAACGCAGTCGCTAACATCAAAGCGGCACAACAACTAAACCCGCCTTGCTTCCTATGTATTGGAGACTCGATTACGGCAAATGGCGGGAACAACCCACAAGCGCCACCACAACAGATTGCATACCGCTTTCAAGGCGCAGGCGTTAACACGATCATTAACGGATATCGTTGGACAGCAGGAGCTGACCAGGGGCCATCCGATTGGACATATGGAACCGGTTGGACAAATGCAGGCGGTTTTGGTCCAAGACAATTATCAGGTGCGCGTGCTGTTGCTGGGGCTACATCCGGCAATTTAACGTTTACGAAACCTTCCACAATGACAGGTGCAACGGCAGAACCAAACGGCAATGGAACGATCATTCTATACACTTGCACATCAACCGGTGCAAGTGCTTCAGTTGAAATTCCAAGTGGATTTCCCGTAACAACATTGACCCCTACCGCTGGAACGATCTCAGCATACATACTCCAAGGCAATGGACCAAATTTTGTAGTAAAGCCGCCAACCGGCACAGGCGATATTGTAATTGTAGGAGCATGCCCATTGCCAGGGACAAATGGTTCAGGCATTTGGGACAAATGTCCAAACGCTCTCATAGTCTCAAATTGCGGGTCTAGCGGAACGACTAGCGCAGACTGGTTGCCAGGTTTTTCGAGCTTCATTACAAGCATTAAAAATGCAACATCTTTACCTATCGTCTCCCTGGCTTTAGGCAAGAATGACATGATCACAGGTGTTTCGGCATCTACGTGGTCTACTAACATGCAGACGCTTATCACGGCTGTAAAAACAGCGGGAGCTGACTGCGTAATCGTTCTTCCGAATCCAAGCAACCCTGCCACTTACCCGGGCATCGGTGCAGTTGAACAACAATACAGAGCGGCAGCTATCGCGCTTGCGAATACGAACAACTGTATTCTTATCGATAACATTGGTCGCATGGTCGATTACGCCACTGCTGTAGCCAACGGTTTCATGTCGGGTGCTGATAACATTCACCCTACTACGAGCGGATATTACGATGAGGCACAGGCAGAGTTCGAGCCGCTTGCAGAAGCTGTAGGGATGCGTGGTTCTCAAACGTCAATAGATCTAGCGTCCCAAGTAGGTGGAGTACTTGATGGAAGTTCAAGAATCAACCTTCTTTCACCTCCGGTTATTGGGTTCACAACGCCTAATATCGGATACTTTTCTGGCTTACACAACAGCGTTAGTCAGGATAATGATGCGGCTGGAACAACCGTAGCCGGATCAGCAGGAAACCTTATTTGGACACAGCCACAGAGAGGGTTAGGACATAAAAAAATAGTCGTTAGTTTGAACGGTTACACAGCCGCTGGGACAACGGTTATCAACTACCCCACAGCGTTTACACGAACGCCGAGTGTGTTTCTTGGTTTAAGCGTAAACACTTTGACAGGTGCAACAACAACTGCATCAGCATTGACACTACCAGCTATGACGACACAGACAGGCACTGTTTTAGTGGAGGGTTTCTAGGCATGAAGCGTCTAGCATTGATTCTGGCATCTCTGGTATCAATTGTCGGGAATGGCTCTAACGTGGCGGCATCTGTTGCTATGTCCGGTGACGCCACCATTTCCAATGGTGGCGCAGTAACGATTGCAAACAACGCGGTGACAAATGCTAAGTCCGCGCAGATGGCAGCGCATACGTACAAAGGCAACAACACCGGCTCGACTGCAAACGCGGCGGATATAACCAACACGCAGTTAACAGCGGATCTCAATCTGTTCACGACTTCTCTACAAGGCTTAACGCCCGCGTCAGGCGGTGGTACAACAAACTTCCTCCGCGCCGACGGGAATTGGGCAGCGCCTGCGGGTGGGGGTAGCAACAGTAGTATTACCCCAACCACAACTGATTTGCGTGTGCCTTGGGGCGCTAGACCGCCAGGCATAGGTTCTACTAGTTTTTATCAATATGGCATTTACCCAATAACTTTCCCGGCAGGTACAGCTACAAACGGGGACGACTCAGATGGGCTTTGGGTTAGCGTTGCGTCTCCGGCAATAGCAAATAATGCAACATTTGCATATATAAATGCAGCAACAACACGCTTTGACGCATTAGCGCGAATATGGGCAAGGATTAAACCTGTTGATACAACCGCCTTACGTTTTTTCTTCGGGTATCACTCTTACGCTGTTGGCGACCCGACTACAAATGATACCGCAGCTAATACTATGGGTTTCAGGTATAACCCTGCGATAGACACAGGCGGTACTATTAGATTCTATACAACAGACAATGGCGGCACTGCTAACACAATTGACACTGGAGTTTCTTATAGCGGTCCCCACACTCTATGTCTTGATGCAAGTAATACTTCATCTATCAAGGGTTACATTGACGGCGTGTTAGTCGCAACAAGCACTACTAATCTACCAACAATAACAAACATGGATTGGTTTTGTTCGATTTGTCCAACTACCGGTACTGCGAAAAGCTTAAAAATGGGCGGATTTTGGGGAGATTCTAGATAATGCGAACACTGTTTTTAGCTCTTACTTGTCTTGCTCTTATGCCATCTGCTTACGCCGATTCGGTCGTGCAATTCGCGGGTGACTCCACTTGCAAGGGGCGCAATAGCAAAGACGTTTTGGTTGACGGCGTTGATGTTCCGGCAGGCGCAAAATGGGCGAAGTTTAACGTAGTTGATGGCGACGAAAATGTTTCCAACTACTCGATTGACGACGCTGGCAGACTGCTTTATAAAGGCGCATTGATAGCAGATGCGGCAGGTTTTAAGCGGGCGCTCAATGCGGACCCGAATATTCCTGACTTAGCGAAAGTACAGTTGACACCGTATTTGATACTGATTGATTCTTACACCGCCGATCCAGACGGTACAAAAGCGGCTTGGGCAAGAGTCAAGAAAGTTCTAAACCTCGACCCAACAATAGCGGGTGGTATCGAAGCATATGCAGCAGCTTACGGGATGCCGTTAGAGGGCTTATAAAATGAACGCTAATAGCGCAATGACGCTATCTCAAAATGGTGCTCATTTCATTGCGAATGAGGAAGGGTGCCGGTTGGAGGTATACGATGACAAAACCGGGAATAAATGGGACTTCACACCCGGCGCCAAGCACGCTGGCTACCCAACAATCGGCATTGGACATCTTATACCCCAAGACAAAAACGGACGATTGCTTGAGCACTTCGAAAACGGAATTACACAAGACCAGGCATACTCACTCTTTGCGCGTGACCAGAAACGCTATATTGACGCGGTTAAAATCTTTGCTCTGGTTCCACTGACCCAGAATCAATTCGATGCGTGTGCATCACTCTGCTACAATATTGGCGTTGAAGCTTTCAGGCGGTCTAGCGTTGTTCGTTTTTTGAATCAAAAGAATTACAGCGCAGCAGCTAACGCTTTCTTGCTCTGGAAATTTGACAGCCATGGACACCCTGTATTACTCCCCCGTCGCCAACGCGAGCGATTGTTTTTCTTGAGGTGAAATTATGTCTTTATTCGGAAGTGTTGTAAACGTCAAAGCGATTGCTCAAGAAAAGCTCGCCAAGCTTAAAGCGGCTCTGATGGGTATTGATACCAATCACAATAAGATCCCCGATATTGTCGAGGTTGAGCAAGAAATTGAAACCATCTTTGAAGATCTCAAATTCCTCGAAGCGAAATTGACACCAGCCGAAATGCTGGCAGCCTTGAATGTTCTTTTCCCTGGCAAGTTCTCACTTGACGAAGTGACCAAGCTGGAAAATTCCATCACGAAGCTAATCGCTCTTGAGCCTAAGATTGAGGAATTGGTCAAAGAAGGTCAAGCGGTGTTGGGCAAATTGGACATTTAACGGCAACTGTTCACACAGAAATCACGTCACGTTTATATAATTCAAGGGAACCCCAACGGTGGATAAAGATGATAGATTGCCTAGTAATAGCGACGACGGCACTAGCGGGCGGATATCTGCTGAACCAAGTTCAACAGCTCCCCTTGAGCGAGTTATCGAAAGTGCTGAAATCCTTTCTAATGCTTCTGCTTCCGAGATAGGCTCAAAAGAGAGGGCTCTCGTCTACGTAGTCACAAGCTGTTGCGGCTTGGCGATGTCTGTCGGCGGTTTCTTTGTTGTCTTGGTTTGGCATCTGTATAACGTGACGAACGGGCTACCGGTCAACGGACTGATAACCGACTGGATACTTGGCACCATATACACACCATTTGGCTGTGTCGCCACTGTTTGGATTCAAAACGAAGCCAAAAAAAAGGCGCACAGGAAGGCAGCTAAAAAACCATGCAATACTTGCTCGCGCTCGCGTTCGCGTTAATTATCGGCTTCAGTTCACCGGCATTTGCCGATGTACACTTTGACCCAGAACAATACAAGAAGCCCAAGCACAGCTTGGCGTATAAGCTGACCCACCTCGGCTTGGCGCATAAAGCCGCAAAGATTCTCGGTGCGCCATTCTATGCTGCTGGTATGGTAACGATGACTGTTGGCGGGTTGGTTGTTTGTCCGTTTGCGGAAGCCGTAAACGATTTCCAGTCAAGACCTTTCGTCAGCTTCTAAAATTTCATATTGAATTTGATTGCAATTTGCACTCCCGGATGATACTCTAAACGTATTCGAGATTGGGGGTGCATCTCGCATATCTTTTAGATATGGCTTAACAATTTTACTCCAAGAATTTTCAGACTTATACAGATTGAGGAAATTTCATGACCAAAGACAAACAGTTGCCAGCGGTTGTACCAACTCGCGACACATTAATGCTAAATCCAATCATGGACGCAACAACAGCATTGCAAAAGCTCGAAGAATTCAAGGGTTTTGTCAAATCTTATTTGCAACCAGAGATAGATTATGGAGTCATTCCTGGCACGGACAAGCCAACACTTCTATTGCCCGGCGCCGAAAAACTATGCGAACTTTACGGGTTTTATCCCGATTACGAGATCATTCAGCGAATCGAGGATTGGGATAAAAGCCCTGAGTTGTTTGATTATGACATTAAGTGTACCCTGCGCTCGAAGCGGGACGACTCAATCGTGGCTACTGGCGTCGGCAATTGCAATTCATATGAACCTAAATATAGATGGAGAAATGCGGGTCGTAAGTGCCCGGAATGTGGCTCTGATTCCGCGTTCATGAAATCGAAATTTCCAGACAAGCAGACTGGCTTAACGGGCTTCTATTGCTTCGACAAGAAGGGTGGTTGTGGTGCCAATTTTGGCGACCCGAACGACCCGAGAATTATCAACCAAGTGGTCGGCAAAATGCCGAATCCCGATATGGCGGGGCAAAAAAATACAATTCTTCAGATGGCACAAAAACGCGCTTGCGTGAAAGCCATTCGTAGCGCCACTAGAAGCTCGCAATTCTTCACTCAGGATATCGAAGACTTTGAAGACTTCAAAGGCGCCTCATTCGCCAACGCAGACGTACTAGATGTGACATTAGTGACGGAGGCGAAACAGGAAGAACCCCCAAAGCAGCAATCTGTGAAATCTGTGAAAATCCAAGAGGGCAGCACAACCGTTATTGCCCAAGCACCTACAGTGGAGAACCGCCCCGCTTCTGGAAATAGTGTGACTCGGGAAATCGAGCAAGCTGAAGAAATAGCATTTGATGATGGTACGCCTACGCTCGAACAATGCAAGGCTGCTGCTGTCGAAGCAGCTACACAAATGGGATACGTCAAATCGGATATCGGTGTCATTATCAAAGCTCATTTTGGAATCAACAAAGCCAATGAAGCTGAAAAATTCCCGGTCATCATTGGCGAGTTGCTTCACTGGTTCAAAGAGAATCCAAACCCAACACCCGGACAGCCTTGCAAATTTGACGCCAAGGGTATGCCACTAAAGGCGGTGACAGCATGACAGCTACACTTACTGAAGCGGACGCGCTTAAGGGCGTCATTGAAGAATGCAAAATTGAACTTGGACAATTGGAAGCTCGTGCCGAATGGGCGGATGGTCAAGAGCTTGAGGAAATCGCCGCTTACATAACCACTCTGAATAATCGCATATCTGTTGCACAGAAAGAGCTTGGACAACTCGCCAAGGCTAGAGTTGAAGAAAAGCAAAAGACAACCAAAGAGAAGATGCAAGACGTAACACCGCCAAGTGAGCCGCTTGCACGGTACGAATACGACAAAGACCACAAACGCATATGCACCAAGGTTCAGGTTGATTTAGTTCAGCAATGGGCAAAAGCAAACGGCTTCCTACCGTTTGTCATTCAAGAGCCGTACACATATGAGCAGCTCGACAACTTCATCGCTGAAGCGAAACGCAATTTAGCTGTACGTAGTGAACCGGCTCAAAATCAAGATGAATATGACGCAAGGCTGGCAGAATTACGACAAGAGATTTTGGTTAAAGAGCAGTTTCAACCACAAACGAAAGATGATTTTGAATGGGTAGTTGATAAAATGGTTGCTGCACAAATGGCGCTTGAGCAGCGCAAGAAGATCTGGGAAGAAGACCAGAAAGCGCTTCAGCGAACAATTGACAATCTTGAATATCTCTACTTTGAACCGTTGAAAGATTTTTGCAAACAGGAGTGCATTGCAAGTGGTAAGAAAACAGTCAAATTCCGGTCGGGCAAGTTCACTTTCACAAAGCAAAACGAAGGTTTCATTCTTGACCCTGCTGACAAAAATAAAACAGCTATTGCAAGTGAGCTTGGAGTATTGGGCGCTGCGACTAGAGAAAAACTAGGCATCGAAACATACACAGCCTATCGCTGGAATGATATCGAAAAAATCAAGGAATTTGCGTCTCAGCGCTTGGATAGAAAATTTAAAGGGTTAATTTGGAAGGAGGAAGACGAATGGGCGAACCCGAAAGTCAAGGCATAGGCTGGAATGTGATTGCGCTGTTAGGCACAATCGCGTGGGTCGAATTTGGTATGTGGTTGATGTACAAAATCGCAGTGGGATAATGGCATTAATCGACCACAAGATAATCGGTAAATGGCTAGTGGCAAGCCGTTCTAGCGTTGTAGCTGAATATTTTTATCCGATACCAGCTCAAGCAAAAGAAAGACCTGATGCTTGGTTTGCCACCAAGCCCAGTACTAGAGCGTTCGAGGAAATGATTGCCACGGCGACAAGAGAGCAGGTTGATGAAAAAATATATGGAGCGCCTCTGGGTTGCATCGTGCTTTGCTTCATTCCTAAGCGTAATCATGATGTCGATAATTTCCTCAAATCCCTGCTTGACGCAATGCAATCGATTGCTTTTGACGACGATAAACATTTTGATTTTGTTTTGTGCGCTCGTGAACTTAGCCCTGATGTCTCAATTTCGGTGGAAGTAATTAAACTGTGAGCAATTTTTGGAGTGATTTTTTCTGGAAACAAGTATTTCCAAATCTCAATCTTGAATTAGCTCTTGCAAATTACAAGCCAAAAAACAAGGGCAAATATTATCTAATTAACTGCCCTGGCTGTTCAGAGCCAAGAGCTTACTGCTACAAGGATACAGGTGCTATCAAATGCAATCGAGACAATCAATGCGGGTGGAAAGGGGATATCCTCAATGCGTATGCTGTGGTTCAAAACGCAACCTCGGGTACATCATTGACAAACGAGAATTTTGTAGAAGTTGTCTCTGGGCTTGCAACCCTTTCGGGGGTTCGAATACCTGAATCTGCGTTATCGCCAGAACAAAAAATAGAAGCAATTCGCAAAAAGAAATTCCAGAATCTACACGAGGAAATAACAGAACGGTCAAAACACCTATTACTGAAGTCACCGCAAGCGGTGGCGTACCTGAACAGTCGTGGATTTCAGCCCACGCAATTTTACTTTGGTTTTATCCCGAACTTGGAGGCGCTTGAATTAGATGAAAGTCAGTTATTGGAAACAGGTTTCATTAGCCGCGATGGCAATCAACATTCCTATAAAGCATGGGAACAAAGAATTATTTTACCCATTCGAACCAAGCGAGACGGATGCGGGTTTATCGGTAGACTTATTGATAGACCCGGTAACAGCGCAGCGGGAGAGCCTAATCATCAACGTTCCCGTTTCCTCTATACCCGAGGAATTAGCCTTGCGGAGATTGGAGCAGTTGGGTTGGACTTGCTCAAAACAGAGCGAGCCATCATCGTCGAAGGAGCAATGTTTGGGCACCTCCAAGTAAGGACAGCGGAATTTGACGCTATTGGGATTGGTGGCAATCTGTCAGCAATGACACCGGGGAGGTGGAGCAAGTTATATGATGCCGGAATACGAGAAATCACTATTGCATCAGATGCGGATAAAGCTGGGCAAAAATATATTATCCAAGCTTTGGATGCTCGAAAAGCCGCTTTCCCAGCAGCGCCAACCGTCTACGTACTTGATAGTGGAGCATACAGAGACGTTAAGAGTCCCGACGATTTCATACTCAAATACGGACGCGATGAATTTCGCAAAATTGTTAAAGAGCGCGAGCCTGATTTATCTTATCGAGCCCGTGTTTACGCTGAAGGGCTTGACCTCACTGATAAAGCAGACCTCGGGCGATATACCGATAGATGCCTTAATTTTGCCAATACTCTACAAAGTCCAACAGAAAAACTCCAGAGGGATTTGCAATTCCTGCCTGTGGTTTCTGAGATCGCCAAAGCAAATTTTGAATCTCTCCGAGCCTTTGCGCAAGAGCGTGATATTGAGCACCGAAAATCCGAACTTGCAAAAGATATTGTCGAACGAGCTACAGAACAAGACTTTGATGGAGTTAGAAAAGCGCTTACAGAGGCTTACACAAGCTTCCTGGTGGGCTCTAAAATCCGACCTGTTAGGGTGGCATCAGAAGAAATCGACGACGTTAATAGAGTGCTTGCTGAATACGCGGGAAAACGGCATATTGGAATCACGCAGAAAACCTTATCGAGATTCGACGACGCTTTGTCGGGCTATCGCGGGGTCACGATTCTCGCATCGGGAACGTCTGTTGGGAAAACTATGTTCGTTATCCAAAACATGCTCGATATACTCATCAACAATCCTGATACCTGTGTCGTCTTTGCCAGCCTGGAAATGGAATACCACAGAATTATTAGTCGAGCATGGGCTCATCTCGGAGGAATCAACTGGGATGATATGGTCATGGGGTCCAATCGAACCTATGACAGTCAAAATCCCTTCACACCCGATGATTTGGCGAGAAAAGCCGTTGGAGTTAGAGCGTTCAAGCGACTGGCGGAACGGCTGGTAGTATTGGATAGAACAAACACTAAAAATTTCACCGTGGATGGTATCGTATACGAAGATGAAAAATTGCGCGAGTCAACTAATTGCAAACGTTCCTTGGTGGTACTTGATTATGTTGACGTGTTTGATGTACCCGACGACATTGCGAGACGAGCTACAACAGAACAAGAAAAATGGCAGATGGCGCAAGTGATAGAATTACGCGACAGACGAAACGGCGACCCTGTGTTGGGTATTTCCGAGGTGCGCAAAGGTGGGGGTGGGGTGGATGCAGACAACTCAAAGCTTACGATTAATGACGTCATGGGTAGTGCTCGCAAAATCTTTGCCGCTGATGCCGTCGCTATATACAACAACCTCACCAACATCGAATACGCTGAACGATTTGATGAACTCAGTGGCGGTGTCTCGCTTCGAAGTGAACCCATTGAAATTGACACCTCTAAAGCCTCTGAGCGGAAGAAATACAATGCCGCAGGCGAGCGTATTCGGGATATATTTGCGCGAACTGGCATCGCCTATTCAACTATTTCCATACCAAAAGTCCGCGATGCGGGCATTAGGCAAGTCATCCCCATCACAAATTTTTTTAGACGATCTACATTCCGAGAGGGTTTTGTAAATTATGACGACCTCCAGCCACCAAAGTACCCCGAACACTGGCAAGATGACGAAGATGCCGTGGAGTTTTAACGCCTGTAAAAGAAGAATCGAAGAATGCACGACACCGGAAGCCAGGTATGGCATGTGGAATGATCTTAATATGTGGGTCTACGCTGGGACTACTGACCCTTACCGATGGGCTTGCTACTGGGCTTTCACGGATGCGTGGGAAACGCTATACAAAACTCCCGAATGGATAGACAATATGGAGCAAAACAACGATGACCTCTCAGAATTCTAAGCCGCCAAAATCGAAATTAAAGCCACCGCCCGTGATGGTGGATATCATTATCAAAGTCCCGGCTGCTTTGCGTGACGCAATTGATGAAATTGCGGTAGAATGTGAAACCACTCGGTCGAAAACTGTTCGAGAATTTTTAAAACGCGGCGTGAAAGAATGGAAAGAGGAAAATCACTAAATGGAAGATATCAAATTTATTGCCGACGCATCGATTAACGTCACTGACATTTGGATAGAAGTCTCAAAACGAATAGCGAATCTAAGCGAAGTTGAATGCGACAATCAGGAGCTGGTTGACGACCTACTAGAAACCCAAGATCTCTGCTTGAGGCGCTTGGCTATGCTTGAAATGCAGCAGCGCAAGCAGCGCATAGAATCAATTTTGGATTATCCGATATAAACCGAGGTGCAGTAATGAACGAAGACTTGACAGAGCAAATGCTTAAAGCAATGGAGGCGCGAATACAGAATCTCAAAGTCGATTCGCCGCTGCCAGGTATTGAGGCTTTCATCACGAATACTCGCGAAGAATACGAGACAATGCAGCTCTATCAAGAGTTGATTCAAAAGCAGCACGCAGAACAACACAGGAGAGAATTTTGGAATGCTTATTATCAAACAATCGCGACGTGGTATCGCTGGCTTATTGTTGACACTAGCGTTAGTCTCGTCGCTCCCCGTATTAGCGACAGAAGATACAAGTACGAGCCTGCGTGGCTCACCCGCTCAATCCGCCACTGCCTCCCCGAGTACAGTCTCGAACTTGTCCTTGAGCGCGCCTTCCAATCACCCTGTCCGTTCGAAAATTTTGGGCGTAGTAAAATATCCATTCCGCAAGGTTTGGGCGATGACGAAGCCTTCAAGGGATCGGTTAAGCAGCTCAGCGATTTGGCTCGGCAACAAAATACAGCCTTATCAACCTTTACTTAACGGCGCTGCTGCTATATCTTCAATGGCGACACCATGGGCGGTGGGGTTTTTTAAACGATGACTTTTAGCAATCAAAACTGTAAGCGATGCAAGTGTCTTAACCGTTGCACGTATTGTACGCAGCACAAAAAATATTGTTTTATTGAATCCATAGATTATGAGAGGAATAAATTAATGGACGAAGAAATCATGGAAGTCGAAAATAGAGGATCTATTCGCTCTTACACAAAATTGCCTTATGACGAAAACCGTAATTGTCGAATGGTGTTGATTGAAACTGATTTCAATAATTTGACAACAAAAACCTGGCACCTGCAACCCGCGCCGGATATGCCAACAACTGATTCGTGGAAGCGTCGATATCTTGAGCGTTTTAATACTTCAAAGGGTGTTATAGAAAATCTACAGCTTGAAAATCGAAATAAAACTGAACGTATCAAGCAATTGGAATCAATTGTCGCAAATATGACATGCGAATACGACAAATTGTCTATAAAATTCAACCTTCAACTCGATAAAATTAGCCACCTTAAAAATGCAATCTCTAAAGCTCGTTGTGCGTTAATTGGTGATAAATTTGAATAACGAAGTCAGGCTATATTTGCACTGGGTTAGAAACACTCACGTTTGCATCAAATGCGGTCAATCTTTGACCTCACCGCATACAAATTCAACTTGCCCAGTAGCTTCTCGCAGAACGAAAGAATATGACAAATCAAAAGCTGATACAACGCATAGCGAAACTTCGCGGGCGCGACCTGAGTGAATGGGAAGACGAAGAATACAGCACGGAAGCTCTGAGATGGAGTTGGTATCGAGCAGCTTTGCTGGCAGCTAAAGACCGCTGGGGTGTGGTTGAGAAGAAAACCAATGAAACACCCCAGCAGACCTTAGAACGAGCCATGCAAGCCAAAGCAGCAGCGGCTAAAAGGGTGAGGTGGGCGAAGAAATGAAATATTACGCCGGAATCGGAAGCCGGGAAACACCAAATAGTATTCTCCAGAGAATGAAAGAAATCGCGCAAGATCTTTCAAGGAAAGGATATATTTTGCGTTCGGGTGGCGCCGACGGAGCTGATACCGCATTCGAAATTGGCGCCGGTTCGCGCAAAGAAATATTTTTACCGTGGAAAGGTTTTAACGGTAACGACTCCGAATTGTGCCACCCCACCCTCGCCGCGCACAACTTAGCTAAATCCGTTATTCCATGGTTTGATACGCTTTCACAAGGCGCTCAAAAACTTCATGCTCGTAACGCTCATCAAGTGTTCGGTTATACGTTGAAAGAGCCTGTTGAATTTGTTGTTTGTTGGACGCCTGGCGGATTACCCAAGGGTGGTACGCGAACTGCCATTGTGCTAGCTCAAGACGCTGGCATACCTATAATCAATCTTTGTCTTAGAGATTTTAATTTGCGCGAATTTGAAATTGTTGATTTTGGTGAGGGTTGAATGCCTAAAAACATAATATGCACCGAATGCGGTTCTATGAAAACCCTACTCGGGCGTTGCGTTAAATGCAATCCGCCCGAATACTTCAAACCGCTGCCACCAAAGAAAAAACCAAAATACACCAAAGCAAAATACGCCACAGAGAAAAACTATCGCCATCTGCGCAAGCTGCAAGCGTTTTGGGATGCGGTTCTATTACTGATGCAGGTTGATGAACTACTCGAAGTGGACCGCACTGGTGAAATTGTGATGTACGCCGACAAGCAGGCTTTAGCAGCTGAAATCAAGAGCAAGATAATGCCAATACTGTTGCACATTTGCTCAATCCACCGCGCCGCTCGCGTGGTAGAAACCGTTGAAAGCGGCATAACATTACGAACCAGCAAGCAGTCTGTTGATGCCTTGATTCAAATAATGAATTACTTAAAGAAAAACGGTCCGTCATTACCAAAGCGTGGCAACGGCAGACCCAAAAAGCAATTATAGCCACTAACTTATGCGATAGATACAGACCGGCTCAAACCAACCTTCTACAATTCCCGACTCATAATCTCGTTCTGTGACATAATTCCCGCGCCACATGTAACGTCCTGTTGGCATTGTTTTTCTATCTTCTGAATCAAGAAAGGCATCGATGCCAACCGCATCATATTCAGCTTCTATTAGGCTAACGGGTCAAAAATCACTTTGAATACCTCGCTAAAAGCTTGTCCGTTATCGCGTTCAAGTAGTTGTCTTCAGTCCAATTGCCTTCCAGGATTTCATCAGCTGCATTTTTCTTTTCTGCCAGCGCTGCGTAATTGTCTACAGCAATCGAATTAATGCCTATCATATCCCAGATGTTTACCATCTTCGTTTGTCCACTGCGATGCAATCGGTCTTCTGATTGTTCTTTCTTTGAAGCCGTGTAGGGCAGCTCTATTGTCAGGCAGTGAGAAGCTGCAAACAAATTGATAGCTTCAGCAGCAGCTGTGATACTACATATGATGCCTCTGACTTTAGGGTCTGTTTGAAATCGCTCCACGGCTTTACCGCGAGCTGTCGGATTCATGTCACCAAGAACGCATTCAAAGTCAGGGTAGAGCTTCTTAAGCTCCTGCTGTGTTTCAATATAAAACGCAAAAACAACTAGCTTTTCCTCGTCATCCTCGTCAAGAAAATTGTTTATCCACTCTTTGACGTGGACCATTTTGCCTTTAGATTCAAGCTTCTTAAGCACGTTGAATTTAGTTAGCTGCTGTGCCCGCTTCGCTTTACGCTCTTTAGTATTCGCGTATGCCAGCATTGCTAATTCTTGTTCTTCTCGCGATAAGCGACCAAGTGTTTGCCTGTATGCCTGGTCTTGTAGTGCGAGCTGGCGAACAAATTGAACAACGTCAAATTCAGCAGCTTCGTATTCTTTGCGATTGTCTAATTCAACTTCAATAGTCGTGATTTGTTTTGGTGGCAAATCTGTAAGTACGTCTTTCTTCTTACGACGAATCATACAAGTCGAGCGCAGTATATCGCCCAACTCTTTTGTATTGGTGGCGCCGTTGGCGGTCCAAACCGGACGACCGCGCATGATTTCTTGCTTCTGGTCGCAGTAGCGTTTTTTGAATTTGTTTGACGAGCCAAAATCTTTCAAGCGGTTGATAAACTTTAGCTGTCCAATCAAGTCTTTTGGTCGATTCTCTACAGGTGTACCTGTTAGCGCCAATCGAACTTTGCAGGGCTCCGCAAGCCTCCAGGCGGCGTGAGAGCGTTGAGCTGTTTCCGATTTAACGTAATGCGATTCGTCGGCTATAATTCCTTGGATTCCTCGGGCTTCGATTGCAAGTGCCAAGTCGGATAACTTAACGTTTTTCTTGTCTTCGCCGTCCCAACCAGCAGATAGTAGATCGTAATTAACAATATAGAAATCATATTGTCCAAAGAGTAGGGCGTACTGAACGTGTGCGCGACTGTTGCACACAAGTACTTGAGCTTGAGGTAAAGCACGGCGTATCTCCTTCTCCCAATTGATTTTTGCGCTGGCGGGCGGAATCACCAGGCATGGATAAGCCGCTGCTGCGTGAATTGTAGCGATAGCCTGGAATGTTTTACCAATACCCATCGCATCAGCAATCAAGCAATCTTTGACACGTAGAGCGTACTCAACGCCCGCCATCTGATACGGTCGCAATTGAATTGCGAAATCAGCAGGCATTCTAAATTCAGCGGCAAGTACATGCGAGCCCTTTAGATTCTCTTGCGCTATGTCAAGGATGGATTGAATAGCTGCCATAGCTGATTCGTCAAAAGTGAATCCATTAACATCGCCAAAGTGTCGCATAGCTTCCGCGTTTAACAACGAGGCTTTGACGTGCCAGTGGTTCTTTGCTTTGACAAACCGAATCCCCTCCACTTGACGCTGAAGAATAATTTTCATATCCTCATCAGCTGGGAATTTGACGATAAACTCGCCGTCAACATGCGAGATCGTTTTATTTGATTCCTCATTCAAGCCCAGCTCAGCCGCTTTAGTTTTGATGTAGCTGATTAGACTATTTCCCCAGCTGGAAGCGGGGGATTCCAAAGCGACTTGAGCCAGCATTGAATGTGGTGCCAATTTCTTTGCTAGTTCTTCGATAATCATTGATACGGCTTCCCGTCTGGTCGAACAAGTAATGATGGTTTTTCGACGGTGACATCAGCACGCCCGGTACGAAATTCTTCCATCACGCGCAGATACAACTTGAGCCATTTTTGTAGCTCTTTACCGCGTTTGATTACTTCCGCTCGCGGGCATTCCTTTGCCATAAACGCTGCCATAAATTCGCCAGCTTTACTTGCAAGCGCATTCCTAATCGTTCCAATGTCGTATTTCGGTACGGCGGACATTTAGACACCTCTCTTTTGCCATTGAACGGCGGTTTATACAAGCTCATATAAAATCTATCATCGGCACCGCTAAAATAGCGGCAGCGGTCACAGGAACAACTCAAAATTCCACCTCATCACCAGAACGTCCTAAGTAATCTTTGCGGGGCGAAGTTGCAGCAAGAAATCTTGTTTGTATCGCTTGCATTTCGTCTTCACCGACATTACTCGTCAGACTGTCAGACAGATCTAATGCAGCCTCGATAATATCAACTAGTTTTGCTGAGTAGTTGCCACGGCGCCAGTGGTGGAGCGCTTGCAGCCTGTAAGTTAAATTGAGCGGTAGATTTACAATCATGCGGTTCTGCGCACGATGCTCCGCTTCTATTTGTTTCGCCTGTATTTCGATAGGCATGGTATAGACCTCTCTGATTCAAGTGCTTCTGTACTGAAAGTGAGCCAATACGATTCATCAGCTGGGCTCCATGTTGCCGGTTCGTCAAGTTCTATACCCGTGCCGTCAGCTGACCATATTCTTATTAATAGAATCCCGTCGCCGTCAACTTCGAATTGGATCTTGAACGAACCGACTTCATGAATATTCATATTAGCACCTCACATACAAATTGTATCAGCTTGCATTATCACTGGCAAGCGCCACAGTTAAAACGTTACAGACTGCGCGTCCTCCAAGGCTTTCAGTCTATCTTCAATCGCCTTAAACCGGGCGTCAGTAGCGCCCAATCCTTTCTGGTCATCGGTAATAGTAGCGCTGGCACCGCCAAGCCTGTTAACGCAAGTCATACAAGTGGGACCGACCGAACCCGCCATGTTGTCGAACATTCGCTCACTGCCACCACCTATGGTTTCTTTGCAGTGGCGACAAGTCGCAACACGCGAGTAGTCTTTTAGTGTTCCAAATCTATTTGCCATTTCAAATTACTCCTTTAATTCACACATAATTTCGCGTTTAAGCGAACCGATTTTATCCTCTTGTTCTTCAAACGGCGGATACATCGCCACTATCCAAATTCGCTCACCCTTCCAATTGTTTAAATCTCGCGTGGCGTGCAATGCCTTACGCGAACATAGTTCTAATGGTGCTGGTAGTTCTTCTATGTCTCCAATTTTGCGAGGACCACCAGAACCACCATTAGCGGGCGAACCGTCGGCTTTAGACTTCCAAAACGCTAATATGGCTCCATTCTCTCGAACACGTTTAATCGCCATTTCATCAGCGTATTGCACTAGGAGAAGGTGGGTGTACTGTTCGTCATATTTACCATAGCCATTGCCATTGCCATCGCCATAGCCATTGCCATTGCCATTGCCATAACCATAACCATTGCCATTGCCATCGCCATAGCCATTGCCATTGCCATCGCCATAGCCATAACCACAACCATTGCCATAGCCATAACCATTGCCATAACCATAACCATTGCCATTGCCATAGCCATAGCCATAGCCATCGCCATCGCCATAGCCATAGCCATTGCCATCGCCATCGCCATAGCCATAGCCATCGCCATAGCCATCGCCAAAAACAAACAAACTTAAACCCATGGTCCGGTTTCCATTTTGTCAGCAGCTTCTTTAGTGCATTCAGTTACTGATACGACATCTTGTACGGTGATTGCTTGTACGGGCAACCCGATTCTACATTGGCGACTGGGACCGATTGAAGCCAAGCCCAAAACACCCTTAATATCAGATGTCCAATATACGCACATTCTTGCTTTCTCTAAACGAATTGTGCGCTTATCAACGTCACTCGCCAAACCATATCCAAAAAATACACCCTTATGCGCCGTCGTCACTAGCAGTGGTATCAATTTTGTTTTTGTTTCTGTAGTCATTTATTCAACCTCTTGTAACTGTAGTTTGTATCCACGTTTTTGCAGTTTACCCGCGATGAAATTGAACGAACGCTTAGGACCGTTTTTATCACCCGGATATTCTTTGCTATAAATCTCGCGAGCACCAATCAAATCAATTTTGATATCGCCTGGAATTCGGACGTTGAGCGCATGAGAGACAACATCTTTTCTCGCTTCTGTTTTATTCGACCGACAAGCCAGGCAATACGATTGTGGAATCTCGCGCCCAGCCACAATGCGCCAGCCAAAATTGATGCTTATCAAATCAGCTTTGTAATCGCAACTAAAGCCACATTTAGGGCATTGCTTTGTTGTTTTATTTAACGCTTTCAACATTTGCCACCTCGATAGCTTTCAATTGCTTCGCTAGGCTCACAACTTGCTCGCGAACATAAGCGAAGTTTTTATACGTGTCTTTAGTGCCACCTGGACGTGGTTCAAACGCCTCACTAAACGCACGCAGCAACGAACTAGTTTTTGGCGTTATGTCACCAGCGTGCGCGGTATCAAATCCAAGCCAGAAGCCAAGATCTTTCTCGCCTGTATCAGGATTAGTATGTGAGCCGTAAGTTAAACCACCATGCACCTCGACATCAACATCATCGTAATGCTTACCAAAGCTTGGATGACCTAGCGGTAATTCCACGTAACCATTTAGTGAGCCAACCGGACCGCGCAGCACTATACACTGATAACCGCTTGATTCAAACTTCTGCAAATCTTCCTCATCATCCCACTCGCCAGCAATATGTTCAAATTTACTCACCCTCACTAGCTGAATTGCTTCGATTGAGCCGACTGCCGTACCGCGATAAGTAATGTCAGCAAAAAATTCATCTGACCAATTCAACCCCCATTGCTGCGCATTCTTTGCACGCAAGTGTCCAGATTTGTTTTCAGTAAAAGCGTAGGAATAGCCATCAAACGACGGGCGAATGTACTCACGCAAGATTTGCCTGTCACTGCTATTCGCTTTGATGTCGACCATTCCGAGTAGGAATTGATTATTGCAATCAAAGCCGTCTTTCTCGTTACCCCATAATTCATAGCGGTAAATTTTGTATTCAGTCATGATATGCACCTCGGTAATTTATATAGTTATAGGTCTTTTCGCGTCAAGAGGGTGGTCTATTTGTGCTGTTTCGTTTTGAGTAAATCCAAGCATAGAGACTGACAAGCTGGTTCAACGATTGATATTTTGTTGCCTGCTACCGTGGTCATCGTCAATTGCCTCTGTGAGCCATTAGAACGACTGCGGTATGAATCCACATACTCATCGCGAATTAAGCGTTCAGCTTCGCTTGCAGACAGTGTAAATTGCACTTCTTTATCCGTTTTGTTGACTGGATGAAATATGGCTACAAACATTATGCACTTTCCTTTTGTTGAATCTCGGACCAGCAATCATCACAGTAATCGACATCGTAATCAGTTTGATTATCGCAACCGTATTCAGCGCAATGATACGCTTTATAATCACGTTCGCGCTCAGATTCTGCAATTCGTTCGGCCATTTTATCGGCTCGATATGCGCATTCCGCCTCATCATCGTAGATATCGTATTCCACTTCCGCTATCATCTCATTGCCGTATGACCAGCCTGGAATGAAACCACGGCCATGCGGAAGGCGCATAACAAAACCATGCACCTTGTCGCTATCGCCATATTCATCAGTGAACCAACCTGTATGGTCGATGCGTGACCCGTCCACCTTGTCGCACCATGACCAGCGTAAATTAGGACAAAAATCTGAACCAAGGTAGAATAACTTGCCATTCTGATTAGGCGCAGGATTCTGCATGTAATAGCCTGATGATTGAATTTTACGCTCGCGCTTGAATGCCACTAAGCGCAGTCTAATAGGTCTTTCATTCATCATGAAAGCTTGTTTAGGGTAATTGAAACCCGCGAATGAATTCATATCGATAGCACCTCGATTGATTGTGGGATTAACGCTTAATTTCAATCACGCGAACATGGTCCGGCTCATTTAAAAACAAGCCGTGATTGCCAGCAGTGATGATATCGCAAGTAAATTCGCCGTCATCATCAACGGGTAGAGCGGATATTTCATCATTAGTCAGGAAATAGGCATGACCCAATTTTTCGTGATAATCAACAACCGCATCTAAAGCATCTTGCTCATCATAGGCGTGAACAAATGTCGGTCCGCCAATTGCAGACAAATACACCTCGAAAGATTTCGTTGTAATGTCCAATTCGTCAGCGTTGATAAATGTGATTGTGTCGTTCATATGCACCTCGTTTTGTTTTAACTGAATCTATCATACACAGTTTGCATCAACTTGCAACATAGAATATCGTTAATTTTAGCAGATTGATTCAAGTAATGATTCGCCAGTCCGCTCATTATCCGGGCAATAGTCTAATCGAGCGGAGAATATCGAGATGCCAGATTCGCGGCACATAGCAACACGCTCACGCAACGAACAATTAGACCAGTATTTATCTCGCTCGGTGCGACAATTCTCATAATAGGCATCCTCAGCCAGCAAGGGGTATGAATCTATCTTCCGTTCAATTTCAAGCCCTTGCGCCTCAAGAGAGGGGGCTATCAGAAGCAATTCAAACCATCCGCAAGCCCAATGGCCGAAGCGATGAATCTGAACAGTCTCAGACTCGCCACCCAACATCTCTAAAGCAGCTTCAAAGTTGGTTTCTTCTAGAATGCTGGAATCGCGGTTGCGACCGAGGACAACGAGAAAGTCTGATATGTCGTTTTCATCAGCGTTCAAGCCGGCCGTATCGAATTTAGTTGGACGGTAATCTTTGTAAGTTTGCATGAATGCACCTCGTTTTGTTTAACTGAATCTATCATACACAGTTTGCAGCAACTTGCAACATAGAATATTATTAGAGATCTCTAATCTTCGGGGTATAAGGTCTTGGATTGGCGCATGAGTTGTTCAGCGCTGTCAAGCAGCTTCCAAGCGAGATTTAATCACTAAGATATCTTGTCTTTTGAATTTTGCGTGACCAGATTCGACTGGTGCCGTGGTCACGGTCGCAAATAAATGAACGTGGTTTACCGTTCTTGAATGTCCACGGCACTTTGCCAGCGCGAATATCATCAGGTGACCAGCGAGAAACTATATGCCCAAAATTGTTGTATGTTACAGCGCCTGTCAGAAGCCATTCCCCGCTAGGCTTTTCACAATTGGGCGAATACGTTATTTCATTTTTCTCGTTCACGCGATATTGCTTGTCAGCATAAATGTACAAAGTCTGAGCCATATAAGATCCTCCAATATGTGAACCACTAATATACCACGAATACCAAACCCCGCTCACTTGATGCGGAAAAATTTTGCAATTATATAGAGATATTCCTATAGAAACAAAAATATATTGTCGATGCTGATATAGGGGGTTTTGCAGCGAAGGCGTAGTCAAAACCCCAATTCGGGTTTGCATCGACTTCTATATAATTGAACAGAAAAATTTTTATGTCAAATGAATTTTGGAAGATTGTAACAGAATTGATATAATTCCTCTTCCTTTTATGGTTTCTCACGCACTTCCAACCGACTATCTGGTCAGTCAGTAACCACTTCATTTTGAGTCAATTTGAGTCTTTCTTGCAATTGCATTTTGATTTTGTTTTTAGTTTGGAATTCCTGGAATTCTGATTCCAGCTTGATTTGCTTCTTCAACTCTGCCTTTAACATCTCTATTCTGTCATCTCTTTTCCGCATCTTACGGCATATCGAATACTCAGATTGCATCAACATAATTGGCACCTCGTCTGTATCACATTGATCATATACCCATATCATTGTGCATCATAACGTATCAAATTCATTGTGTATCACAATACTACATATGGTGGCTCATGACAACGTGTAACAGTGCTCGCGTGAGCTAGCGCTAGCCATACCTTATATGGGGTAGGGGAGGACCAATCGAATCGAATCGAGTGGATATAGATGGTTCGAAAGTATATGTGGTACCCCTGCCGTCAAAATATAGATTGGCTCTGGTACACTGTTTCAAGAATAGATTGAGGTATTTATCATGCGATTATTCATATCAATTGCTGCAGGGTGGATAGCATCACGCTGCATCAACCGCATTTACGTCGATATCGATATACCTCGCACTCAGCAGCAGACTCCATTGACTCTTCAACCCACACCTTTTCGCGGTGTTGACACGAAATTGAATGTGAGGTAGATTTACCTCCAGTGTTCTCCCACTGAGAGCAGCCGTGAGCCTTTGGGTGGTGCTGGGAGTGTCGCTTGCGACTTTGCTTAAATGCTCTCTACCATAATGAAAAGCAAAAGCCACTTTTAACGAAGTGGCTTTTGTGTTTTGTGGTAAATTGGTTCAATGAACGATGATGAACACCTAATTGATTCCGCCAGCCAATATCTGACTACAAAAACGGTGATAAGCACTCCCTGTGGTATCGTCACTCGTGACGAGTTTTGGAAATTGATGGAAGATTCACTGAACGTTGCGGGCGTTAAAGTTATACCTTATCGACCAATGGGGAAAGGTAGGTGGTTCAACGAACGACCGGCAAACCGGCAAACCGGACGCACTACCCGACTGATGGATTTCGCCATCAAGCACAATGCCAGATTTGTTGTTATACATGAGAGGATGATTGACTACTGTCAAAACATCGAGCCGCGCATGAAAAGAAAAATGTTTGTCACCATCAATCAGATTGCTGAGCGTCGAGCGTTTTGCAAAAATCGCAGAGTAGTTCTGGACCACTCCGTCGTTGAGTACATGAATGATGACTTGTGTAAGCAGGTTCACCACGAATGGGAAGTTCTCATTCCTCATGAAGGGGAATTTGATTGGCGACCTACAGAAATGATTGCAGAAGACTATTACGCATAAAACGAAATCGATTTAATTTGACTGCAAGATAGTGCAAGCTGTACGATGACTTCGTTGGTCGTGGAAACAAGAGACTGCGATTGACGAGAGGAATCTTACAAAATGGAATCCCGAGGCTCTTACCTTTTCGAGCCGACTAACTAGTAAATCGAAAAGGTGCATCTCCAGGGTAGCTCAGAATCTATAGAGTGCTGTCAATAGACAGAGGTCGCGGGTGGGAATCCCGCCCCCGGAGTAAAATTTGCGCGATTAGAAAAGTGGTTATTCACCTGACTGCAAATCAGGGTACGCAGGTTCGATTCCCGCATCGCGCTTATTTGAAATTGGAGGTAATAAATGCAGGAAACTGGATACCTCAAGCGATGCACCAAATGTGGTGCAACCAATAGAGAAGTCAAATTTTACAAATATCGAGCAAAGGTTTGTGCGCCCTGCGAACAAAAGCGGGCGGCGGAATGGCGAATCGAAAATCAAGACAAGATTTCCGTTTATACAAAACTTCGCTGGCAGCGCATAAAAAATAATCCTGAAAAATTGAAGAAAGAAGCAGAGCGGGTAAATGCAAACAAAAGAAAACGCTACGCCGAATCAGCCGATGTCAGGTACAAGCAAAAGGAAAGGCTTCGCGCTTACCGAGCGCGTCGAAAGTCCGCAAGCGGAATACAGTCGTTGGCAATATCGCAGGGTGCCGGAGCGACAAGCGCGAGTGAAAGCCAACTTCAAAAATTGGCGTGAAAAAAATCGCGAAAAACATCTTCAATACATGCGAGAGTATTATCAAAAGAATAAAGCTCGCCTGAATAAAAATAGAACAGAAGCACGAAGGGAAAAGCGTAAAAATGATAAATGAGTTGGAACAAATTGAATCGGCGTTACAAGCAAACGCTTCCGAACGCGAGAAATTAAACAAGCGTCGAATTGAAATTTTGCGTGCTCAAGAAGATGCCATCGCCAATAGTGCCGCGCAGAAACAAAATATAGAAATTACGCAAAACCACAGCGCAAAGCTTGAAAACAGATTTGCCGAACTTGAAGCGCACTTGGCGGCATCAAGGGAGGAAACTAGAGCAGCAATGAAAGAAGTGAAAAAATGGGCAGCCGCCGCCACTGCACTTGAAGCCCAGTTGCTCATAATAGCAAGCATTATTAACTCGCGAAGCGGTTTGTTATAATCAATTTGAATTTGGCGAGGGAAAAATGATGCAGCCGTTTAATGCTCAAAATGGTGGATACAACGGAATGTCATACACTGGCGGCAATCCGAATTTTTCGGAGTTTGGTGGTGGCTCTCAGTCGCCTGGCATTCGCCAGCCACAACAACAATATGACAATACGCCACAGCAACCGCAGCAACAGCAATTTAATAACGCTCAGCAGCCGCAACTCCCAAATCAAGGTCCCGCTCAAAGCAACCCCGCTGAACTGGACCCGCCTGATAAAGGGCAAAACAGCTACCAATTACCGCTCGGAATGGGCGGCAACCACGCTCAACACCAGCAGGCAGCGCAAAACTATCAACAACAGATGCAGCACCCATGGCAACAAAGCTTGAACCAGACCCAGCATTTTGGTCAAATGCTGCAAGTCATGCAAAACAACCCGATGTTTCAAAACCGTTTTCGCAATTTGCCCGGTTTTGGGCAACAACAACAGCAATCTAATCCGTATGGACCAGGGCAAAACCTTCCAAATCCGGGTGGAATGAGCTTAAATGCAGGACAATTGCCGTTATTTGGCGACCCACGCTTAATTCAGACCGTTTAAATAGGTGCAAAATTGAACAAAGACGAAAGAATGCGAGAAATCGCAAGAGAAATTCGTGCCGCTGGCGTAAAAGCTGGCAAATTACCAGAAAAGCAAAATCGAAATTGCAAAATCGAATATTTTTTGCTCGAATTTATTGATGAAATCATCATCAGACTGCGAAAACTCCAAGAACCCCTCAAGAAGCGAATCATCGCAAAGACGATTATCCATGACTGAACCACTTTTGCTCAAAATTCCAGAAGCCGCTCAACTGCTCAATATAAGCATTCGACACCTCCGCTCTCTTATCGCTGGTGGTGGCATCAAAACGGTGCGAATTGGACGCAATATGTTCATCGAGCGTAAGGTAATCGACAAATTGATAGCGGCTGGTGGAGTAGAATGGGCTAAATGAATGAAATCGAATGGGCTACCATCCACGAAGCTGCCCGCATCCTTAATATTCCAATTGAGGATTTACGCCGGTACTGTAAAGATGGTAAGATTTGCAAGGTGAAGCGAGCGCCCGATTATAATACCCTGCGTGATACAATATGGTGCTACATGCCCGACATTATTAGATACAAGAAACATCAAATCAACGCAAGGCGAGCGGCGGCAATGCGCGGAAACGCCAACCGAAAGAAGAAAGACTCACTAGAATAAGTTTACGATGCACCTCGTAAAGACAGCAAAACCCTTGTACGGTAGACCTCCGCAAGGGTTTTGTTGCATTCTGGTACAGTTTGCGTTATCATTCCAGCAATATTGAGGGTGTTGCAAATTGAAAACAGCATTCGGGCAGCGTTTTGATGAACTTCTCCAACAAGATTGGGGGTCAGCCGAGCACCACGAACGCATCTTTATCGCTAACCTGCTGATTCAAATTATTCGAGACGCTTATGATTTATCCCGCTCCAAAACCTTCGACCGAGCCAACAAGCATTTTTCGGAGACGAGTGTACCCGTACTTCTCGCCTCCGAAGCACAACAGCTATCTGACTGGCTCAATACCCATGAACGATTCCCTTACTATTGTGCCGTTATTGGCATACCGCATCAGGAGATGCGAAAGTTCATTCTCGAAGTTGGAAACGGCGAGCATACCTTGGTGGTTGCTGGGTTGATTAAGGGCTTAAAGGGGTTGCGAATGGGCAGTAAGCCACGCCGGAAGGTGTTAAATGCCGCGTCCTAAAGGTTCAAAAAACTTACCAAAAGTCATACAATACCATCCGTCTGCGAGCTTACAAGATCGTGCTGAAACGTGGATGGCTAATTATCAGCCAATCAAAAGCTACGAAGACATCCTCAATTACCTTGAAAATTCAGTCAACGCGGTAAGGTGCGGCGCGCTTGATAAGGGTGACGCTAATAGTGGTGTCTATCATTTACAACTTGCTTTAATGGCTATCGACCGCATTAAACAGCATTCCGACGTGGCGGCAGGGCTGACCGACGAGGCGAAAGTTTTCGCTCAATCGCTCACTGTGGAACAGGCGCATTTGCTAATGAAACAAGCCTCCGATGCTGCTAAAGTAAACATCCTCAACACGCTGGCAAAACAAAAACAGCAAATCGAAGACGAGCAAAACGTCATCGAGGTTGAGGAAATAAAAATGGATAGAAAAGATCCTTATCAAAAGAAAGTCAGTCAGCTTATGGCTCAAATAAAGAAACAGAACGAAAAAGATCTTAAACCAGAAGCTATTGACGACGAAGTTGACGGGGAAGAACTAGTTGAATTTTAAGGAGAAAACTCATGGCTCAGCAAACTAAAACAGCAACATTTGAAGGGCAATCACACTCGTCTTGGAGAGATAGCGCTTATCAAGCCATTTCTGATATTCGCGATGCTATCACTGGTACCGAATTTGGCAGCACTGCAACCGTCACCCTGACACTAACTTATGACGATGGCGTCGTCGAAGAACCCAAAGAAACCAAGAAAAGCAAGAAGGACGCTGAGTAATGCAATACGACGTTAAGCGGGTAAGTGGAATACGAAGCAACGCTCAAACAGCACTACAAGGCTCGTATGAGCGCAAAGCACTTGAAATTCAATTGAACCAGAAGTATACCCCTTTGCTGTTTGAGGCGGTGAAAGAGCCGTACTTTATGGATGATGCTTGGAAAGGTGTTCACCCTAGCGAGTATTGGAAAGAAGTTTTGCATCGTGGCGAATTCTTTTCATGCACCGCCGATGGTGAATTGATTGGCTTTATGTGCCTGACTAATATAATCATTGGTCGAAGCGCTGAATGGCAGTATTTCATTTTACCCGCTTATCGTCGTACCGGAGCTTTTCAAGCACTAGCTAAAGAATTGGTAGATTACGCCACTAAGCCGTTTCCCGAAGGGCTTGGGTTGGTGAAATTGAAAGCTTTCATAGCAGCCCCCAACACCCCGTCCCTTCGCGCCATTGAGAAGCTCGGGGGTCAAGTGGTGGGCAGTAGTCCATTCGACGGCTTGTACACTCAAGAACCCACTGATATGCTGACTTTTGAGCTTTATGCACCCGGATTGTTTAAGCAAGAGGAAGTAATTAATGGGCGTGAGACAGTTCGTGACGAACGGACGGACACAATCGTCGAGTCCGAGCCTGCCGTCAGCCCCGACATACCAAGCGCCAGCAGCGTACACGAATCCGGGTCCGTACCAAGGTCCGGGGCAGTACATCAATCCGGGGGCGCCGACTCAGGGTCCGACATCTTCAGGCTACAACCCGGCGACGGCAGGGCAGACGCTATCATCCGCAGTGGCAGCCGACAGCCTTCTGCCGACGGACTTACAGATCTCGAACGCGAATTCAGTTCTTTCGCCTGATGCACGCCAGCGATATGAAGACCTCTATTATAACCAATACCTTAAGCCGGGGCTTGCGCAGACACAGGCTGGCTTATATGCAAATGGACAGGCTGATTCTACATTCGGTGGGGCAGTTCTGGGGCAGGCATTGGCGCAGGGTGCCGCTACAAAGATGTTTGCGGGGGAAGACTTATACAATTCCCGCTTGCAGAATCTTCTCAATATGCGAAATAACTTTTTCCAAAACGAAGGGCAGTTAGCACAAAACGCTGAATCGAACAAGATTCAAAACTCTCAATTCAACGCCAATTTGGGCATGACAAACGCTCAAATGCTGAATAACTGGTACATGCAGAACGCTCAGAACCAGAATCAATTCAATCTAAGCAACTCTGCAAATCAAAACCAGTACAACCTTGCCTCGGCGGGTATGCGCAACAATTACAACATGGGTAGCGCTGGCGCTGCCAATTCGTTCAACTTGGGTAATTTCAACAATCAGTTAAATGCTTACAATGCTCAAGTCGCCCAACAGCGCAATAACATCATGGGTTACGGCAATCTTGCTGCTGGTGTTGGCGGTTTGGCTGTGGGTGCTTACAACACCTTGAATACGCCATCACAAGGATCGAACAATTATAATTTCCAATTGCCAAAACCTTAAGGTGAATCCATGTACGATGATGAAAACTACTACCCCTATTCCGGTCCCGGTTCAGATAGCAGCGAATTGACACCTGGCTCCGCTGGTAGGATGTTTTACGGCTACACTGGTCCTGGTTCAGATAGCAGCTATGCCGGTTATACCTATGGTAATTCATATGGTGGCGGAACAAACGGGAATGCTTACGGCGGCTGGACTGCAAGTAATCCATTGTCGGGCAATAACGCATTTTCGGGCAATCGTGGTTCTCTTGGACAGGGCACAGCTCAGAATTACGACCCGCGCCAAGGGATGATAAATGGGGGCTCAACGGTAGGCGACCCACGTTATGCGTGGAATTTATCAGCGCCTGGTGTTGACCCTACAGGTGGTGCTGATTACGGGCAAAATAACTCAACCCAGCCACCGACAGCATGGGATGATGTTCAGCGCTGGCGAGCCGGACAAATGGTAAGCGGGCACGCGGGTGGCTATTCTGACCCGTTTGCTAACACTCCACCTGACACCAATCCATCAGGCGGTAGTGTTCATGCCACCAAAATTGGTACTGGCGTCTACGAGTATACTTATGGCAACAATCCTTTCAATGCCAACCAGAACAATTCCACTCCATCAAATGTTGCCGATGGCAGCCGTGAGCCAATGCGATACGACATGAAGCAGTCGCTTGATTCTGGGTTTGGTGGCACTTTTAAAAACCAGTGGGATATGGACGACGAGGGCTACAACCCAACCACACCACTCGACAGAAGCATGAGTCCTTACGGGACAGCTCGTAATGCAATGGGTGAATCCGACTGGGATAACAGCTGGGGTCCACAATTCGACAACGCTAACAACCAACCTCAGTTCGACCCAAGTAAACCTACAATTTCACCATTCGGACAAGATCAGGCACCCAAGGCGCCAACGGCTTTCAATGCTGACGATTACGAAACGTACAGTAAAGCGGCAATGAAGCGCGGGAAGCAATTGTTGAGCCCTCAAGACTGGCTGGACCAACAGAATAGACATAACGAAGCGTATCGAGCCGCAGCGGGACCGCCAGCTATACCCGCCACGGGTCAGTACGAGCCGACAAATGACAAGCGCAACTACAACAGAGATGGGCTTTATATTGGTCCGGCTAGACCGGGGATGGAAAGTGTTACCGCGCCACCCGAGGTATCGTCGAAGCAGTTGCAACAACAACGAAAAGGGCTTCAGATGCAGCCTGGTCAGACACTCGCTCCTTTTAGTGCTCAACCGGGACCGGTATCATCAGCTCCAATACCGCCTCAGAACTTGATTGCGTCGGCTAATCAATACAACACACCAGCAGGCAATATTTTTGAAGATAATATGCCATCGGTTTATCAACCTGGCAGGAGCCAGGCTGACCCCGTTTTGGATGGTTTGTTACAAGAAATGCAACAGCGCCACGACCCAGCAACAATACAAAAGATCTTAAAAATGATTAAGCCGTCAGGTTCTAGCAGAGGTTCTATAGTGACATGATTTCGCCGTTCAATGCCACAGACTACTACCTAAATCAAGCCACCGACCCGAATGCAGCTATACCTCCGGGTTTTGATTCGTTGCAAGCGGCTAATGCAGCTGGTAATCCTTTCTCGGCTGATTACCAGGCGCCACAAATTCAATCGGTTGACCAACAGCAGATTGCACAAGGCGGCATACCGGGCATTATCAACCCTGTATTAGAAGATGCCCAAGTCCAAGCTAATATGATTCAAGCAGGGCGATTAGCGTCAGCAGCGGCGGCGAAACCGCAATCACCATGGGAACGTGGGCAAGATACTGTAAATCAACTTTTCGGCTCCATTGTAGCGCCCGCTATGCAAGCTTTTGGCGGTCCCGCTATGTCTCAAGCTGGGGCTGATTTGACAGCACAATTTCGCGACCAAGTAACCCAATCAAAGAAGGAACGTCGCGACCAAATCAATAACAGCTTGTCGCAGCTCAAAAACATCTCAGGCATGTTCGACGGTTTAAATCGCACACAAGTGGCTGAATTTGGGCGTCAAGTGGCGATGACGAATGCAGAGCGGCAACGCATAGCATCGGAAGCAAAGCTCGCTGAAATGGCAGCTCAGCACGCAGCTACAAATGCTCAGAAAGATCAACTACTTGGACAGTATCAACAAAAATTAGACTGGCTGCAATCTCCTGATAATCCTGCAAACAAGCTAAAACAATCCCAGGTAGATAAAACGGATGCTCAAACTGGTGAAATTCCCAAAGAGGGCGAATCCAAGCGCGAGCACCGCAAAAATATGGATGAAAATAGAAAAGGTATGCTTGCTGATAAACAAACTCGTACAAAGATCTATCAACAATCTACAGATCAACGCGGCGAGCACATGATAAACCAAGACAAGATTGGTGCTGACCGCGTGAAAATCGGACAACAGAACGCTGACACAGCCAAGCAGCGAGCAGACACACAACAGAAAGCCGCACAATACAAAATGGACCACCCGAAAGTTGATGCTAAAACTCAACGGATGCAAGCCATCGCTGATGCGATTAGTGGTAAAACGCAGGCGGCGCCACAAGTAGCTCAAGCCGCCGCCGCTGCAACTGGCGCAGCACACCCACTCGCGGCGAAGTACGGCGCTGATAAAGTTGCGAAGATGCAACACTATCTCCATTTGGCAAATGGTGATATTCAAGCTGCAAAAGCCATGGCAGCGCATGATGGATTTAGCCTGTAATGGACCCATGGGAAGAATTAGCGCAAATAGATTCAAAGCAGGCGTCACCACCCGTGGAGTCAGACCCATGGGCTGAAGTCGCTTCAATGTCGCCTCCTGAAGCATTCTCGCCACCTTTGCAATCCCAAACGCCGCAAATGGACAATCGCCCAACTCAATTTGATTTAGGCGCCACCATAAACGCCATCGGTCAAAACGTGCAAACAGCGGCACAACCTTTAGCGCAAGAATTACAAGCGGCTACACAATCAGTGCCTGCCGCAGCTCAAGCTGTTGGTAATTTCGCTTCAGGGCTTCCTCTGGCTATTACTGAACTTGGTGATACCGCAGGCGGTATTGAAAACGCTTTACAAGATGTTTTATTGTCGCCAATTCCTGATGGTGAAATTAAACAAGGTTTTCAGCGAGCCATGCGCAAGCGAACAAATTTAAGCGAAAAGCTCAAAGAATCCATGCCATCAACAAATACCGCCTTGGCTGGAATCGGGTCAGCGGCTAGCCAGATGGCGATACCGATTGGCGGTGCGGCAACTGAAGCCTCCATGCTAAAAGCGATGGGACAGGGCGCTCTACAAATGGGTGGATTATCCGCCATCCAAGACATAGGGCAGCAGTACGGCAAAACCGGCAAAATTGACTTGCCGGAATTAGCAGCAACAACAGCGCTCGGCTCTGCTCTTGGTGCGGGAGGCGCCGGACTGGTTCATGGTGCCGGTTCAGCTATGGCGAAAAATAACGCATACAAAGCTTTAATTGCTAAAAAAAATGCGCCAAAGCGAATTGAACAATTGCATTTACAGGAATTGGCTCGTCAAAAACAAATCACGCTAGATAACTATCACGCGGCAAACGATCTAGAAATTGCTACCGATAAAGCTCGCCGCGAAGCGCAGTATTTAGATGCGATGCACAAGCTTGAGTTAAAGAAGAAAGAAGACGCATTGAATCAAGAAATTCAAAAGGCTAACGCTCGCCATGCTGAATTTCAACGTTTAAATGCCGAGCATGACATGAAACAGCAGGCTATAGAGCGTCAGCATCAACAGTTGAGCGCTATGGGTAAACAGCTTGAAGCCGCCAAAGCTCGTCAAGCTGGAATTGAAGGCATAAAAGATCATATTAAAGAAGTCGCAAAACGCCTTGATGAGCATCGCGTAGCTGCTCAGAAGCAAGAATACTTGGATAAAATCGACGCCGAACTAGCTCGGGACACCGAACGAAGACAGTCGGAATATTTTGGCTCAAGGCATCGCGCAGAGCTTTTGGAGCGTGAGCAAAAGCTTCAAGATGAACTCAAGCGGGCAGGCTTACGCCATCAGATGATATCTGAATCACAACCACTGCCAAGCGAAATTAAAAAACTTGAGAAAGCGAAAAGCGAGGCGAAGCCGAAAACTGTTCGCGAGAAAGCTGTTGAATTGCGTCAGCCATCAAGGCTTGGAACCGCACGAGAACACAAAGCTTTGTCGGGCGTTGTCGAAGCTAAACGCAAGGCTGACATGGCTATTCATCACTTTGAACAGGCTTTTAACCATGTCGTCGAACACTTGGAGCATCACGGCTATTCAACTGATGGAGCTTTTGTTAAATCACCAGATGTAATACCACCTGAAACGGGTGCTCAAATTCGCGAAGCCGCTAAAGAGCTTGCAGGAATTGAAGGACCATTGCGAGAAACAAAGCATTCAGAGCCGAACTTGATTCGTGATGCTCAGAAGTCAGAGCCGTTTTCGGATTATGAAATGCGTGGCAAAAACGCATTTGAAAAAATTGTAGAGCTGAAACATTTAAAGCAGCTCGCCAAGCGCTTTCAGGATGAATATGTTGCAGCTCGCGATGCTGCAAAAATTGGCGAACTGGTTAAAGATGGCACTGCTGTTGAATTAAATCACGCTGGTCAAAATTATCGAATTGAAAACAGAACGCAAGTAAAATACGAGCCACCTAAAAATGCGTCGGCTAAACAGAAAGTCGAATACGAAGCTGAGGTTGAAGCGGGGTACAAACGCGAGAGGGATAAATTTGATGAAATTCTCAAACCTTCCATTAAGGGCTTATCCGACGCCCTTAGTAAAAGCCATCCTGATTTGGCTCGCATCCTTAAGGCTCAAAAACCAGTCATCGATGATGCCCGCATTATTGAAGCAGCCGACAGAATGGGTGTTAAGGATGATCTGTATCATCTTATTAAGGGCTTCATTGAGGACGAATCCGGTTCCGCGCCCACGGGATTCGGCGCTGATGTATTACAATCTGCTAGCGTTGGACTTCTCAAAGCTGTCCAACACGTCTCGAAAATGGCTAGAAAGCTGGGATTAACGCCAGAGCTGACAATGCGCATTTCGGCAAATGAATTTACGCATGATATTTACAAACGAGCCGCTGACCCAATCTTTGTAGCTGACTACGAAAAACAGCTTGGCGAGCTGGCTTTAACCACTCAAGGTGTTGAGTTACCGCGAACACCGGAAGGAATAGAAGCGTGGTTTACCCTTAAAAAACCAGAAGACATCCGGTCCAGCGTTCATCTTGACTCGAAGCAGCAGGATGCGCTTATTAGGCTTAACGAGGTAAAGAAGAAAACAGCTGCAATTCTCAAACAAGAAATCAGCGATCTTTACGAACGGGCGGAAAATGCTGGCGAAAAAATAAGCCCATTTGTAGGTTATGGTGCTCAAATTCGAGCCATGAAATACGATCTTGAGCACAACTTCGAGCGTACCCATTCCGCTAATTTGGACATTGTAAAAAATGTCACCAACTTTATAGCGCACAACACGGTCAACACAGTGCAACTCGGAAACGTTGGACTGCACTTCATTCACGCGGTTGAGGGGCATGTTGCGTTTCAATCTAGTTCACCATGGGGATTCGCTAAAGCGGTTGGATTGTACGCCAAGCGGGATAGAGAAGCCCTCGCCTTTGCGCACTCGTTCAATATGAAAATGCCGAATTGGGGCTTGCGCGAAGACTCTATGAACCCAATATCTATGGTTAATGCAAAAATCCAAAATGCTATCATCAAGCGCATTCCGGGCTCAGATAGCGCTTTAGCTCGAAACGTTTCGGATGCGATTTCTGGGCGCGGAATGGAGCAGCAAAAAATGCTAATTGGTTTACTGACTGCATCTCATTACGCCGCTAAAGAAATGGGCTACAAGGGTGGGGCTTCTGCGTTACGAAAAGCTCTGATGACCAGCACCTTAAGCGAAGCCGACAGGCTTGCGGCGGCAACTCATATGATGAAATTTATGGGTCGAACAATCGGTGCCGGTCCAGCTGGTTACACTCACATGAACGTCATTGACAGAGCGGCGATGGAAGCTGGTGGCATCGCTCGTATTTTTGCACCATTTACAAGATCTCTACAAACTCAATCAGCGTTTTTTAACCGTGAATTGGTTGACGGTATGAATGCTTTTGAGAAAGGTGATTTGGCGAAATCGGCAAGTCATTTCAGTACGCTTTTGCACGCCGCCGCCATTACGACAATGTGGTCAGGCGCCGCAGCTATACCGCTTTCACTTCGTAATGCCATAGGCGAGCACGCACCCGATAAGCTTGAGCAACTCGAAGAAACTTTGAACAAATGTGCCATCATTGGTAATGCTTTGGGTATTCGCTCGACACACACACGCCCCGAACCATTGTGGCTATTGCGTACTGGTAAAAACCTTTTATCTCAAGGTGTCGAAAACTACAAAGCTGTAACGGATTCCAAGGCGGGCGAAAATAAAAAACAGCACGCTATGTTGATGATGAATTCGGTGTTGACGGGAATAAACAATATTGCCGATACTGTGTCTTTCGACGAGCTTAGAAAGATCTACGCTCACGCCAAAGAATCGCAAGCCATCGGCGGCAACATCAAGTGGGTGTACACAGAAGACGGACCCTTTGGTATCACGAAAGGAGATTATGTCGCCTCGCGTAAATTCGCAGAGTCAAATCCGGTTGCGGCTGGTGTTAAAACCTTCTTGCGGTTTGGAGAGACTAAAGGTGAAGCCGATTTTGAAGAACGCGCAATCCGAAATCATCTTGCAGAGATAGCTTTCAAGAATACTTACGGTGAGGATGTACATAAAGCCATGCGCGAAATGTACATGAGCCAATTTGAGACATCTGAAGAATATCGGAAATTCCCAAAAGAAGCAGCAAAATACGGCATTGATATGTCGGGGGATAAATTAAACAAACTCAAGAGGATACAATACGACCAGCGTAAATCCGAGGAAGAACGCCAATTAGACATTGGCGGCAAGAAAGTTTCCGCCGCGAGCTTCTGGGTGGGCGTATTTGAGCTTTTACAAGAACATCCCGAACGCGCTCAAGCCCTACGCAAAGCCTTGGAGCCAGAACAAGCACCGGCACCAAGCCCTAGTACCCCAATCGCCCAAAACTAAAAAACCCTTGTGATACACTCTGAGTCATACTGATTCGGAGGTATTGACGTGGGTAGATTAATGGACAAGCCGGGGTCGGCTGCAAAAATTTCTAAACCCGGAGCTGGAAGCGGCGGTGGTAAGTCGAAAAGCTACGAGGGCTCGAAGGCTGACAAGAAGTCCGACAAGCGAATGAAGGAAGACTCAAAAGCCGATAAGGCATTCGATAAAAAGGCTGGTAAGTGTGGCTATTGATATTTCTAAATGGGACGCTGCCCAGCGCTCAGTCAGGTATCGTTGTGATATCAACGAAAGCCCTTTCATCTTCGCCATGATTATCGGTGATGAGATAAAAGTGAATTCTGATGGCTCAATGTCAGCCCGATTGATTGCATATGACCCAAAGTGGGCAACGGGTCATTTCAAGCCCGACCAATGGATTGAGCATGGGGAGCGGCGAAATCAATTTCATTTCATAAACAAACCACAAGCCATCCTCGACCTTGAAGCGACTTTAGCCAAGGCTGAAGCTGAAGAAAAGGAAAAGGAAGCTGACCTAAAGCGTAGAATCGCAGAGGCGGCAGCAGCCTCTAAGTCGTCGGATGAGGTAAGCTTCGATGAGCCGCCTGTACAGAGGCAATCAGCAGTCAAGGCTTCCCGATTACGATGAATGGATAAAACTACGAACAGAGCGCAATTTAGCCTGTTTGTATGATTCCCGTCTTCAAGAAGCTGAGAAAAAAATATGCGCTAACGATCTCAAGCACTTCGTCCGTTATTGGGGTTGGATTTTTTGCCCGTGGAATCCGCCCGAATTAAAAGAAATGATGTTCATTCCTTTTGACTTCCAAGAAGATCTTATGGATAAGTTCTTGGAAGGAATGGCGCTGGTTGAGAATCAGCATTCTTTTAAGCGCGTCAATCTTGTTATTGAGAAAGCCCGCGACATGGCGGCTTCTTGGACGAGTGCGATAACAGCGCTTTGGGATTGCATGTTTCACAACGGCACGCATATTTTTCTCTCACGCCTTGAAGATGCTGTTGACAAGAAAGGCGATATGAAATCGATTTTTGAAAAAATTCGATTTTTCTTTTATCGGCTACCTGAGTGGATGCGCCCTGATGGTTTTAATAAACGTGTTCACGATAAGCACATGCTATTCATCAATCCAAAAGGGGGAGAAATCAGTGGAGAAGCTTCAACTGCCAACAGTTCTCGTAGCGGCAGGGCGAAAGTCGTTTGGTTTGATGAATTTGCATTTTTCCCTCGCGGACTTGATGACGCCGCTTGGGGTGCCGCATCACAAACGGCGAAAATGCGGGTGGCAATTTCAACTCCAAATGGGAAGCATAATCGTTTTTATAGACTGGTTAGACCAGTCACAGACGATGACGACGAAGGACAAGAGGTAATCTCTTTACCTTGGTACATCCATCCTGAAAAATCGCAAGGATTATGCGAAGAAAACGGAAAGCTGGTATCACCTTGGTACATCGAAACGAAGCGGTCTATGAACCGTCAAACTTTCGCAAAAGAGGTTGAAATTGACTACAACCTGTCTATCAAAGGATGGGTGTTTGGTCCATCAGATGATGACCCGGTTGGCTACGACTGGCAGCACAAGAACGACAAATTAAAGCCCGAAAAGGGCAGGCGAATAATCGTCGGATTTGACCCAGGCATCCAAGGCGCAATCATTTGGGGGCAAATTGATTCATACGGCAGATTGCTGCTTTTAAAAGAGCACGTATTCGAGGAAGCCAAATTAGAAGCTGTTATATCCAAGCTGAAAGATATTAATGAACGTTATTTTGACGGGTTTGAATTTGAATATTTTGGCGACCCAGCGGGCGCTCACAGGACGGTTTCTAACCAACCAAGATCTGAATATCTTGAAATGTGGCTCACTCATCAAATAAACGTCGAATACAACTTCATGAATCGCATTCCAACTTCAGACCGAGTGGAAACGCGAATCATTGCTATTCAAAACAAGATGACAAAGCGTTGTGATGCACTAGATACGCCAATGTTGTTAATCAATCCCAAGGAATGCCCCAAGCTTGATGCGGCTTTCGCGGGTGATTATCGCCGCAAAATTTCCGCCACCACGGGCGAAGTCATGCAGCAAATTGACGAAGAACACCCATACGAAGACGTTGTGGACGCAACAGGTTTTATTTTGCTCGGGAAGGGTGAGGGCGCTGGAATGATAGGGCAATCCCATCGCCGCAATCAAAGCGGCATCAAATCTAAGAGTAGGTCGATTTCGTGGCGAGTGCCAGGAGGATAATTTTGTCCAAGTTCATTTACATACCGGATGAAATTCCGCCATTATCAGACGAGCGCATGAAGCGTTTCGCACAGCAGTGCTATGAGATTTATGAATATTACGGACTTTCGCGGCAAGAGCTGGTGAGGCGCTGGGATGACAATACGCGAGCGTGGCAGTGTCAGCGTAAGTTGCCCGAGATTGACGGTATGCCGTTTATTGACCCGGATAACCCGTGGGGTCCAACTGACATTTTTGATGCCTTGAATAATTGGGCAACAAAGATGGGCTTAGCCATGTTTGATAAAAATGATCAGTGGATGACAATCATTGGGCGCAATACCGACTCACCCCAAGTCATCAACCTTGTTCGAGCAAATCAATTATGGGTGAATCGTAAAGCTAAAGTTCGCCAAAACTGGATTCGGCATTTGAAGCAGAATGCACTTCTGGGCTTCTCTCCAATACTTTGCGAGTGGGTGCAAAAAACCGAAATGCGCCCGATTTTAAAACGCGACCGCATGAAGAAATTGAAAATCTACGCTAAACAGCAAGGCATTTCAGCAAAAGAAATTCGCAATTTTGACAAAGCTCAAGAGGCTGTTATCACTTTTAACGGTCCCGTAGTCCGCCCGCTTAACGCGAGAGATGTTCGTATTGACCCCGAGGCAGATCTGGGCTACGACCGCAAGCCATCTTACTGCATCGAAACGTGGCGCAGACTTTCTGATTTGATGGCTGAAAAGATTGATGATAAGCCAGCTTATGAAAATCTCGACAAGCTTCAAGAGGTGAACGCAAGCGAAGTTTATCAGGAAGACGTAGAGCACACCGGGCGATTGATGCACCAAAACGCGCTCGGCATCTACCCTCAGAACTATGCCAACGCTAACACGCAGCTCGTCAAGGTAATCATCTTTTATTTCCCGTACATAAAAACTGAGGATGGGCTTGAATTTTATGACTCTTATTTTCATGTTGGCGTCAATGGGAGCAAGTCTACTGATGCTTATCTTTTACGTGTTGATGAGGGTGGCACTACCGAAACATCTTCCCGGCATCTCATTTTGGAAACTTTTATTGATTGGTTTACAGGGCATCCTTATGGCATTAGTGCTGTGGAAAAGCTTGTGCCTATCTATGATAGAAAGTGCTTTATTGACGCCCTCCAGCTCGCCGCAGCAGCAGCATCAGCATTCCCAGCTGTCCTCATCGGAACGGGAGTACTTAAGGATGATATCCTCGACCGAACCCCCGCCGCCATCAATGAAGTCGCCATGAGCGCACTCGGACAGCAATTTGTTCAAGATGTTCCAAGTATTCAGGGTGCTGCTGAATTTGGTTTGCAGCAAATGAGGTGGTATGGGCAAGAAATCTCGCAAAGCTTTGGTAGCAGTGGTTCTGACACCGCTGATGACCCAACACGTTCAATATCTTCTCGGGAAACTGCCACCGCCGCAAAGATTAGAGCTACTAGCGGCAACATCACCATTGATGAACAAACTGAAAAGTATGGGAATGCTCAACAGGAAGGACAACAATGGATTTTGGACATGGGGCGCATTATGCTTGCAGACTCGACGGAGCAGGTCACTGACCCGGACACGGGCGCTACGACGGATGTTTTGCGATTCGGAATGGTCAACGGAGCCGGAGCAACAGCCGGAGAGCTGAAGTTTGACGATTACGACCAGCCTCGCTGGGTTGAATGTCTTGGTTTGCATGGTGCTCTGAATCGAGCCCAAATGATTCAAGACAAGCAGCAAGCCTTGCAAATCGTTGGACAAAACGGACAGATGCTGCCGAATGCGCCAGCGCTCGCAGAGAAGTTAACCAAGTCAATTTTTACTGATTTGAATATTGAAACAGAGGAAACGGACTGGATGACAGCTATGGATATTGCTGCCGCAAATCCACAAGTTCAAATGCAAGCATTAATGGCTGGACTTGACAATCCGCAGTTGATGCAGGCTGCCATGCAGCAAAAACAGCAAGAGGCGATGATGCAACAAGGACCACCCCAGCCACTTGGAGCACCACCACCAAATGCGCCACCACAGCAGTAATTGAGGGATTGCATGAACAAAGAAAATATACCTGACGAGTTTATTCTCGAAGCGCGTCGGCTTGTACACTCAAAAGGCTATCAGTACCTTAAGGACATTGCCGAAACCATGGCTAATGGACTTGAGAGTCCTACACCTTGGACGGCAGAAGGAAAGGAAAAGCTTTTTCAAGCCGCACTTTTCCGCAAAACAATAAGAGGGCTCTGGGCGCAATACGAAAAGTTGGCAGAATTGGAAGTCGGTAGAAACTCCGACGAACGAGCACTAGCTAATGCGATTGTGACAGAGGAAGTAATTGAAGGACCCAAAAAATAATGGAAGACGAAAATCTACAACCAGCACCACAGGCGGCGCCAACGGCAGCCGAAATAGCTCGCGAAGTCATGGCTTTACAGCCGCGCCAGCAATCACCTCAACAGCAGCCGCAATTATTTGACGCCATTGCCGCTACTGCGCAAAAACTCAAAGACGAAGGTTATCCAGACGATTACATTCGCGGAAACCTGCTTGCGACTCAAGCAACTCGTTTCGAGATGGACCAAAAACTTTCTTTACTGCGCGATAACATCCGATCTGAAGTCGGTATGGAAAATCAACACAGAGACGCGGCTAAAGCAGTAAGAGACGCCCTGTCTCCGTATATGTCAGACCCGCTCATCAAGAAAGCGGCAGTTGCAATCAACGCCGAGATTACTCAAAAATTCAACTCTGACCCCACGCTTGTAGCGAAATGGAATAACCGAATTGTTGACCATGAAGCCATTGAAAAAATCGCAGATTCGGTAGTCGAAGATTTTTACAAAGCAGCTGGCAAAGAATCAGTAAAACGCCCGCTGTCACCACAAACTAAATCAGCCTCGAACGTATTGTCTATGCAGCCTAAAAAGATCGAGTCTGAGGATGATTTGGATGAAAATCAACAGGAGCTTTACAACGCTTACACCTCGACCATGATGGCTGTAAGTCGCGAGAAGCCCGAGGAAATCAGAAAGAAGGGATTGGCGCTTGCTATAAAAGCACCAACCCCGCCTAAATCAAGGGCAGTCAAAAGCAATACGTTTCGGTTTTAAGGAGCAATAAAAATGGCAAACGGGTTCACACTGTACTCGCGTACACGTTCAGTAGGTACAACCCTGCGAGACAAAATTGGTACGGCGTCAACTCAGTTCTACTCTGGTGACGCCCTGACCATCACAAATGGCATTGCGACTAGAGCATCTGCCACTTCTAAGGTGCATGGCATTCTGAACGCCATGATTACACCAGCAAACGTGCTCAGACCAGCAACCCCACTGTTGACCACAACCGCTGGCGAAAGGTTGCAATACGAGCCTTGCATGGGCGGCGACTTGATTTATTCCACTGATATGACTGGTGGTGACGTGCCACCAATCAACGGTACGGCAGTCAACTCCGGTTCAACCACAACCGCTCTTATTACAGCGAGTGGTTCTAACGATGATTACACTGGTGGTCAAATCTATTTCCCTGGAACCGACACGCAACACACAATTACCGCTGATAGCGTATCCATAGGTGTTCACACCTTTACTTTCGTTCCGCCTGCGCCTCGCGCAATCGGTTCGTCAGATACAGCTCGGGTTGTCCCCGTATCTGGTGGCACTGCTACAGCGGTCAAACTTTCAGCTACTGATGCCGCTCGCGGTGTAAGTATGGCTGTCGCTGACAAAACCGGCGGTCAAGTAAAAATCGAGCACGTTGATTTGAGAAACTACAAATTATACGTTTCATTCCCAGCAGTATCATAGGAGCAATAAGCAATGGCAAGTGCAGGCACAGTATCGCGCGATCAATGGATCGAGACAATGGAGCCAACTCTGCTTGAGTTGTTTACTGCCGGTCTTGATAAAGATTCAGATTGGAAGAAATGCTGGATACAGAAAAAATCCAATAAGCGTAGGGAAGAAATTCTCGAATGGCGTAAACCGGACGTAGTTCAGGAAACCCCTGAAGGCGCTCCGTATGTTCAGCTCGAAGTGGCAAAAGTCAGAACCCGCTCTGTTGTTCACGCCGACTACACCGGCATGATTCGTATCACTCATCAGATGATGCGCGACAAGCAATACGATGACATGATGGAGCAATCATGGGGTCTTGGTGAGTCTATTGGACGTAAGCTGTATGAAGACGCAGTGTCGTTTTTCATCAACGGTTTTGGTTCGGTCTACTCTGAAGATTCGACAGCTTGGTTTTCTTCATCCCACGTTCTGAATAACAGCTCAAGCCTTGGTAACAACTTGCTGTCACCCCAGTCCTTGTCGCCAGATGCGTTTAACTCCGGGCAAGTCCTGATGATGAAAACGCTGAACGAAAATGGCAAGGTCACACCTTACGGTACCGGCAGATTGCAGCTTATCGTTCCCGCCGACTTGAGAATGCTCGGGCAGCAATTGACCTACAAAGGTGAATACCTGCCTGGCAATGCTGACCACAACCGCAACGTATTTGACATCGATTTGGTTTGCTTGCCAATGCTCGCACAAACCAATCAATCCTATGCGTCAACTCAGTTCTACTTGCGCGACCCGCAAATGGCGAAAAATATATTTTTCCTTCGTGAAGGACCAGTATTTGACACATTTGCCGACCCGTACACTGACGACGTTATCGTCAAAGCTCGTATCGCATACTCTTTCCTCGTCGCTTCATGGAGAGGCGTCGTGGGCTGCCAAGGAGCTTAAGGATGAAATTCACTAATCGCCTTCTGGTATCAGGACTGGTGGCATCCCTTGCGGGTGCCCCGGTTTTCGCCGCGACGGGCACAACTCACCTTAAGTCAAACTTGGATGTGAAGGGTACACTGGGTGTGACTGGCGCTGTAACTCTTTCAACCCCTTTGACTGCTGCCAACATTCAAACCGGCAGCGCAAAGCGAGAGTTGCTTGTTGCTAAAGTTTGTCCGGCTGGCGGCGCTGCTACATCCAACGCTACGACTTATTTTCAATACTTGTACCCGAGTCGTGCTGGTGTCGTAAAACAGATTACCTACTCGACCAACATCGACCCGGTATCCGGAACTAATACGATTAAAGTATTGAAAGCTACTTCGAGCGGTAACACGATGCTGTCAACGGCTTCTGTGTCTCTCAATGGCACCACAATCAATACCGCGACAGTGGCTACGCTTACTGCTACCGGTGCCGATTTGGCGCTTACGGCTGGACAGCCAATCTACTGTGAATATGCAGCTGGCACCCAAGGCGCTGCTGCTAAAGATGTCACGGTGACGATTGAATACGAGCCGACCGACTTCTAAACCTCTCTTGAAGGTTGAGTATCCAGACCCTCAATCTTCGGGGTACTCAGCCTGTCAGGAGAGCCTATGGCAACTACATTTAAAGCCGCAGTGAACCGAGTGCTTGCCATGAAGCGGCTTTTGCCGATTAATGACGACGCGACGTTTAATGATGACACCATGCTCTCAAGCGACCAGGTGGCATTAAAGCAATTCTTTGATATCGCGAATCGCCTTGCCGTAATGCGCATGAATGAACGCTATTTAGAGCGCGAATTCACTCTCACGCTTGCGCAAGGCGTTACCACTTACCCGCTGGATACAAGTATTTCGGCTGAAGGGTTGACGTATCACAGTTTTTACAACACGAACGCGGACGGCAGTGCCCGCCCTTTACGCGCCTGGAATGGCGGATATGACGCCTTCCGTTCGGCTTATCCAGATTTAACTAAGATCTCACAAGGGCAACCGCAAAGCTGGATTCTTCAACCCGTGTCTTCGGCGGCTGGTGATGTAACTCACAACGTCATCTTTTACCCCACGCCTGATAAGACTTACAACATTATTTATCGCGGCAAGCTAAATCCAATCCCGCTTACGGTTGCAACTGACACGCTTCAATTTCCTGTCGAATACGAGCACACGCTATTTCTTTACGCTAAAGCGTTGCTCGAATCAGAGCTTGGCTCTGGTGGCGATGATTTGACTTATGAGCTTGCCGGTAAGGCTGTCGAAGCGGTCAAAGCTTGGTCTAAAGGTCCACTAGAAGCTCGTCCGATTCAACGAGTCGCGGTAAGGATGAGGATGCCAGGTCAACGGGGTCGGTTTGATTTTGATGGTAGGGCGGGCTGGCGGCGATGAGTAAAAATCTCTCTGCGCAGATGGTAACGGTTACAGAGGGGTTGATTAGCAACGTCTCTGACGTTTTGCGTGGTCCAAATCAAGCGAGAGTGTTGAATAATGTCCGGCAGCTCAAGCGCGGCGTTTTTACGAGCACGCAGAGCGGTTGGATAAAGCAGAATGCCAACGCTTTCAATAGCGGCGCGCAAATTCTGGAATTTGGCGTATTCATCGATACAGCCGGAACGTCCACCATGCTTTTCCAGGCTGGCAATACTCTTTATTCCTACGATTTAGTAACCGCCACCGGCATCACCGGAATGACGAGTTTGGCAACAACCTATGCGCCTTGTATGCGTATGTTTTCGCCTTACGCTGGTGGTGCTCCAATCATGGTTTACGTGAACGGCGATGACGAGCCAAAGAAAGTCACAAGCGTTACAACCTCAGCGGTGCTGCAAATTAATGGCGCTTCGCCTGGCGCCACAGGCGCACCACTACCGGTTAAAACTTATTCCAAACCCCAGTTTTGCGAACCATTCTTAGATCGTATGGTTTATGCGCGTTTTCGCGGTTCACCAACAAACACGTTCATGGATGTGCTTATAACCAACTCAGGAACGCCCGGCACGGTCACACAGAGCACGCCACTGGTAGCAACCGATGGTGGCATATTCACCATCCCCGCTAAGCTTGGCGCCATTACTGCGTTAAAGACTCTCAAATTAAACAACCAGACAAATGACCAGGTATTGATTGTAGGGTGCTCGGCAGGAATCGCTGTAATCACAGGCACTGACGCAACCAACTTTCAAATGCGCATTCTGACCGATGAATACGGAATCGTTTCAAATCGCGCCATCGTCACGATCATGAACGATCTTTTTTTTCTTGCGACTGATGGAATTAGAAGATTCAGCGGTGTGGCAAGTAACGCCTCCTTGCTTAACGCGGCAATGACTTTTAACCAGCAAGACATCATACGTCGAATCAACTTTCCGCAAGCTGATAAAGCATTCGCAAGCCACCACAGATTAACACAAGAGATTGAGTTTTGGTTTCCTGTTGATTCTTCAACGGTTTGTAATGGTTGCTTGTTGGCTAATTACAATACGGATGCGACCACTTACGAAAGCGTTGAGCCTATTTGGATGACGCGAGACGGCACGACTGTCTCAAGCATGATTGATTTTTTTGGTATTGAATACGGTGGCGGATATGACGGCTTTATTCAAAAGCATCATTCTGGTAATTTGTACGACACCAACCCTATCACATTCACTATAACGCCCGCGTTTATGTCTCCGGGTGATGCTATGTTTGAGATGCAGATTGACCATATGCTGGTCATCACCGAGGGCGTAAGTCAGAATTTCATTATAAACTCGTCATTCTTCCAAGACATGGGACAAGGGCGACCAATGAAGAAAGTATCTGCTACGCCAACTGATTTCCCTATGCAAGCCATAGTGAATGCGGGCATTGTGCTTGGTTCATGGATTCTTGGCAGTAGCGGTTTCGCGAGTGGTGCGGGTGTTAAAGTTATACCTTATCGACCAATGGGGAAAGGTAGATGGTGGGAAGCTTCCATCACGGGAAACCAGTCTAACCATGCGATAGACTTTATTGGAATTGAATACAAGTTTGTGCCTAATGGAGCTAAGCCATGATTCGTAGATTGCAATTATTTATCGCCGTTGTGTCGTTGTTCGTTTTTACCACAACGAGTTGGGCTGCCGTTGTTTCGTCAATCTCGGTGCCACCAACAAGAAATAATGGCGACACCATCACCGCAAGTATCTGGAATAGTGACGTTGGGGGTGTTTATACATACCTCAACAACAACATCGTACCCGTGCTAAATAAGCTCGTTTCTCGCGGTGATATGTATGTCTACGACGGAACGGCGCTACAGAAACAATCAGTTGGCACCGATGGGCAGGTTTTAACCGCTGATTCGGCGCAAACAAATGGTATCAAATGGGGCACTTTCGCAAACGCGGCAGCTCTGACAACTAAAGGCGATTTACTTTCGTATACCTCGACCGCCGCAAGGTTGCCGGTTGGTACTGATGGGCAGGTTTTAACCGCTGACTCATCACAATCGGCAGGCGTCAAGTGGGCGGCGAACACGGCTGCCCTCCCTTCCGGCACCATTGTGGCTTGGTCGCCTGCTTTTGCTGGCACAAACACAATACCGACAGGCTGGTATCTCTGCGACGGCAACAATGGAACCCCCAATTTAATTGGGCGGTTTATCGTAGGCGCTAAAACAAGCACCTCGGGCGCTACTGCGCCAGCGGCTGGATACGGAACCTACAACGCCGACGCGGCTCACGGTTCAACATCACACACCCACACGACCCCGACGGCTACTATCAATTCGAGCACTCCGATTAATGGGGGAGTTTTAGCGAGTACTGGCGCAGCCGGAACCGCCTCAACTTCGAGCCACTACCATACTTTAACTTACGGCGGACAGACAACCTCCGCCACGACTACGGAACCGGCTGATTACGCACTATGCTACATTATGAAGCAATGAAGAGATACATCACACTACTGCTGGCATTCTTGACATGGGCAATCATCCCCGTGGGCGCGAGTGTGCTTGGACCACTGCCGACATTCATCCGCTTTACTGATGATTCGGTTCCAACCGCCGCTCAATACAATCAAGACGTTGGTTTTTTGACTAATGCGCTTCAAAGCTGGATTAACACTAATCTCGTCGCCGCCTTGAATGTTTTGACGACTAAAGGTGATATGTACATCTATGGTCCGTTGAACGCCATAGCGAGGCTTCCAGTAGGCTCAAATGGACAAGTTTTGACCTCCAATAGCGCAGCGACAAACGGGGTCAACTGGGCAGCCGCTACCGGACAAACGGCGGCAACTACTAAAGGTGATTTAACAACCACGCAAGGCGATGGGCTGTTGGCTCGCTTGCCAGTCGGCTCTAATGGCTCCATCCTTACCGCCGATGCAACTGCATTGACTGGTCTGAGCTGGAAAAGTCAGTCGGTATCTGCGTTTTTCCCGGTTGGCACTATTGTGGCTTGGAGCCCTGGATATGCCGGAACAACCACAATCCCAAGCGGATTCTACCTTTGTGACGGAACAAACGGAACACCGAATTTAATCGGTATGTTCATTATCGGCACGCGACCGGGCGGAAGCGGAGCCACACCATCAGCGGGCGGATACGGCGCGGAGCCTGTTGACGCTTTTGGTAGCGGCACCAAGGCGAGTCACAGTCATACTATTGCTTCTCAGGGTCCAATAGATACGTCCCAAGTGATTCACGGCACTTTCACGTACAACACGAGCATCAACAACATTCTAGTGTTGTTAAATTCCCACATTCACAATGCCACCATCCCAGCGCAAACTACGAATTCTTCTACTAGCACAGAGCCAAGCAATTATGCGCTTTGCTATCTAATCGCCAACGGGCAATAAAGGAGCGAAAATGTCCATTAGAGTCAGCAACCAAATCTTTAATCCTTGCACGCGAGCGTTGCCGAAAATATTTGACGCAAGCGGGCATCTCATTTTGGATGGCAACCCCAGCAATAACGCTATTGGCACAGATCCACCAACGTCCTATGGCACTGGTTCTCAAATTGACAATTCTGGTAATGTTTTACTGTCAATGGGTCGGGCTGGTGATGATCATTCGGTTGGTATCGTCGCTGATACCATTGCCGATTTTATATTGTGGGTATGGGAGCCAAA